ACGGGTGAGTGTGGCTGACGGGCGCCTTGCCGGCTGCAAGGTCGTATGCAGCCTTGACCGCCTTCGGTGTGGCGGCCAGTATTTCAGACGTGCTGTTGATGGCACTGCTCAATTGTACGGTGCCTTTTGCCGTCAGCGAGGCAGCAGGCACTCCCGTTATCTGACTCCACGGGTGAGTGTGGCTGACGGGCGCCTTGCCGGCAGCCAGGTTATATGCAGCCTTGACGGCCTTTGGTGTGGCGGCCAGCGTTTCAGAGGTGCTGTTGGTGGCACTGCTCAGTTGTACGATCCCTTTACGGGTCGTTGTTGCATCCTGGGCTGTGTATTTTCCCCGGGCCAGATCATACGCGATTTTCACAGCCTTCGGCGTGGCAGCCTCAGTTTCTGATTGACTGTCCGTGGCACTGCTAAGTTGAACAAAGCCTTTTGCGGTCAGCGAGGCGTCCGGGTGACGTCGTGACTGCTCGTGCTCTGATATTTTATCATCCACATATTTGCGGGTTGCCAGAACCACAGACGGGTCGATTTTCAGCGTGATGGCTTCGGTGTTCGTGACAACCAGAATCATGCGGATAGTCTGGGTGCGTCCACTGCCTTCCTGCAACTGCGGTTTGTACGTTTCCGGGCAGTTTGCCACCGCAATGAGTACACCTTTATCATCATAAAGACCAATCTCACGGATCCAGAATCCTCCCTCGCTTTCAGGGATGATTTGCTCCGCAATAATCTGGCTCTGATTGTTAGGGTCAACACTCAGAAGATTCAGCGGTGCAATGCGTTTCTGGTTAATCAGTTTTGTTTGTGCAGGGTCTGGTGTTGGTAACACACCATTTGCATCACCAACGGCCATTCGCGTCAGATTCAGCTTACTGCCGAGCATCGTCGCGTTAGCCAGTCGTGCCGCGCCCTGATTAGTCAGAATGGCGTAGTATTTCACTGTCATGCGTTTACTCTCAGATTATCAATTAAATGAATGGCCGGGGCAGGGAAATAATCCCCTTCGACAATAATGGACTCCGGGGTGTAGGGATAAACCGTCAGGGCATCGCCGTGATAGCATCCCGTACCAACGAAAATCTTTCCGTTCACACTCAGGCTGATCGCCAGCCCCGTCAGATGGCGACTTACTGGTTTTGCATCCGCAATAAGGCGCTCAAGTTCCTGATACATTTCATCGGTGATGCCCTGATCAAGTACTCCGACAACAATGCGAAATGTTCCCGGCTCCTCGTTGAGTTGCCACCACTCCTTTACTTCAATCAGGTAGCCGAGAGGCTCCACGGCTCTTCGCAGTGCGCTGATGGTCCCTTTGTGTCGGTGTATCAGCCATGCATCACGAATCACCTGTCGCTTTGTCTCTTCCGGCCAGTTGCGATCCCAGCGGTCAACGGAAAACGCCCAGGCGAGATAAGGCAGCAGATGCACCGGGCAGGTGTCCGGCGACCACAGCGTGTTGAGGTCTACCGGAATGTCTGTAATGCGTGTTCCGACGGCTTCGGCACAACGCATGAAATTGCTGGCTGATGGTGGTAACAACGAATTACTCATTGCGTCCACCTTCGCTGATGGTGAATGACTCACAGCGCGCCGCCTGTATGTCGCTGATGGCCATATTCTGTGTGGGTTCGATTATCTCCACGCGTTGCACACCGTGCACATGCAGTGCGGCAGCAATGGCGGACAACGCCACGTCCTGACCGATAAGCCCCTGCTCAGCCAGCCACTTCCTGAACGACGATTCAGCCGCGGCCAGAATAGGTTCGGATTCCGGGCCGGGGTAAAAGTACAGTTTTGCATTCAGCCGCCATGTCACGATTCTGGCGCTCTGTACGGTCAGGCGGTCGGCCACCGGGCGGGTATCCTCTGCATTCAGAACGGCGCGAACGGTATTAAGCAACGCCTCCGTTGCTGTGCCGTCGCCTTCAGTGGACAGGATGGAAACCGTCACGTTGGCCGGAGACGGGCTGATGGCTCGCGCGTCGCGTACCAGACCGCTGGCGCTGCGTGCAAAATACTCGTATGCGCCTGACGGGCCAGCAACACTCAGACCGTCATACGCCCGTTGCGCCCGCAGTCTCAGTGATGTGTCGCTTTCCATCACCGCGTCGGTGGTATCCGTTGCCGGAGTGATAACCAGGCGCTTTGTGTTCATATTGCCCGCGAGGTTGTCCAGGTCTGTCCCGGCGCTGTGGCTTAACATGCAGGCGCGTGCACCCTCATTGACCCGCTGGCGTAACAGCATTTCACGAAACGCTGTTGTCTGGGCGATAACGTTCAGGGGTTCCGATTCCAGCTCCAGCGCGGCGGAGACGGCTTCACGCTGTTCGGCAGGATAGGACGCAATCATCATGGCCTTTGTGTCAGCCAGAATTGCCTCAAAATCAGGCTTCGCGATGATGGCGGGTTCCGGTAACTGGGAAAGGTCAACAGCAGGCATGATTTACTCCCTCAGCGTGATGGTTAACTCAACATTCTGCATGGTCTGCATGACAGTGCCCGACAGCGTCACCCCGGCGCGGCCTCCCGCTTTCCAGACAACGTCGATGGCATCCAGGGCAATGCGGGGTTCCCATCGTGTCAGCGCAATCACGGCAGCACTCATGCATTGCAGACGCGTGGTGTTATTCATGGGTTCGTCAATCAAATCAGGCACAAGGCTGCCATATTCCCGTCGCATAACCCGGCTTGCCAGCGGGGTGGTCAGGATGTCCCTGACTGACTGTTTCAGGTGCTCCATATCGTTCAGGTTTCCCGTTCCGTCCGGGTTCATTCCTGTGTAGCGGGTTGTCACTGCGGGCCTCCTGTCGAATCGCTGCCACCTTTAACGCCACCGTGCTTATGCGTATGCACTGTGATGCCGTTTGAGGTGAAATCGCCGCCGCTGTGCGTGATATTGCCGCTCATCTTTCCCCCTTTTGTGACGTCAATCTCGGCTGTTTTCAGAAGGTTTGTGCATTCCACGACGGGCGTATCCAGTGTCACGCTGACGGATGCCTGCAGGGTGGCCGTTTTCATGCCGCTGGCGCTCAGTGCGCCTGCGTCCGCGTCGTAGCGGAACACCGCGCCATCCGGCGCGCTGACCACGATTTCTTTCAGGCTTTTGCCGGGGGCCGGACTGGCATCACTCCACAGGCTGCCAATTATCATGGCGGTTTCCGGGTTGCCGCCAATGCAGGCAATTACCACCTGTTCGCCTGGTGATGGCGGCAGCCACACATTGAAGGCTCCCGCGCGCGTGGTGTTCCAGCGCAGCCAGCCTGTTTCCAGTTCGCCGCTGCGAACGCGCACGCGCCAGGACTTCTCATCAACTTCAGAGATGATCCCGGTGCGGATGATGTTGCTCAGCAGTCGCATGAGTTCTGCGCTCACCGTACAGCCTCCGCAATCCGGCCCAGCACCGTGTTATAAATCAGGCGCTCATCTGCCTGGCTGATACCCAGCAGCTCACGTACCGGGTAATCGGTGAAAATGCCCGGCGCAACCTGATCGCGCTCACCGAACTGATGAACGCGTGCAATACGTGCGGCCACGCCGCTGTAACCCACCGTCACACCGGAAGCATCTGCACGGGCTTTCAGGTAGCGGGCGGTGCGCAGTTTTACGAACATGGGGACGCGCCTGGTGCTGTCCTGGTTGATGCGCCGGGTGCGTATTTCCAGAAAACGGTCGATGTCATCCCGGTAAAACGTGCGGATATTGTTTTTATCCTCATCCCACCCGGTAATGGTTCGCCCGTATTTCCCCGTGTCGTGATGCCAGTTTTTCAGCGTGCGTGCTTCGTTATTCCAGATAAAGCGAATACGTTCCTGTATCCGGGTTACGCGGCGTCTGCGTGGTGTCCATGCGGTCCCGTCCGGCGCTTTCTGTGACCGGATACGCGCCTGCTGGGCGCGGCGTAAATCCTGTGCCAGCTTTCTGGCGATGTTATTGATGGCCTGCTGATTCAGGCTGTCGCGGATGGCCTCAAAGGTTTCATCCACGCGGGTGAATGCTTTATCCATCGCTTTCACCCCACGTCACATCCTGGAATACATGCGACCAGTCGCCTTCGGAAGAGGGCAGACGGGGTTTTGGCTCCTGCAGGTGTTCTGCCTGCGGTGTCCCCTGACTGTTGCGCGTAATGCGAACGCGTTCCCGCAGGGGGAGCGTAAACAGGAGATCGGCGCTGTCATCGTCATTGATAACGGCGGAGAATTTGATGTCCTGATTACGCTCAGGGTTGAGCAACAACTGTGGCTGATTTTCGGATAACCACGCCAGCAGCGGCAGCGTGAGGTCGTCCAGCTCTCCGGCGTAATCCATGACAAACATCACCATCTGATAGCGGTAAACAAACGAGGGCGTTTCCCCGGTCGTTTCAATGTTGCCGCTCTCCACGAAAATGGTGAATTTCTCGGGATTAGCCTGGCACCACCGACACCCATGAAGCATGGACTCTCGCAGACTGTTTGTCTTAAACATCTGTTTTGCTCTCCTGCTCTTCCTTATGCTGCGGGATTATTGATTTCCAGCACCAGGCTGCCGATATCGACGCCATACGTTGCATTTTTGGTAATATCCGTCAGCGTCAGTGCATTCAGCCCCAGTGTCAGACTGTCTTTTATGACCTGGAATGCCGGTCCAGCCACTCCATTCAGTTTCGGAGTAACCGTGGCACTGCCGGCGGTGAACACCAGCTCCAGCGTCTGCCAGTCGTTACTGTAATTCCCGAACTCGCCCAACTTTGTGTTTCCGGCTTTCTTGTGATGCATCAGATTCAGTTTGCCGTCTGTGGTCTGGGTGAAGAACGACATCAGGAACGGGTTACCAGTCCCGGTCATCGCCACGACGTCAGGTAACGCTACATCGGTATACAGATAAATTCCCAGACCGAACTGGTTGTTGGTCAGTGCGCCTGACAGTCGAAACTTACAGCTCAGTCTGCCACCCCGTGTCAGCAGGGAGACTGCGTCATCCACCGGATGCATCAGGGACCAGGTTTTATTGCTCTGCTTGGTAACCTTAAACACACCATCTTCCAGCGCAACACTGCCGCCGGTGATGGTCCAGCCCTGCGCAGCAGCCTCTCCGGCTGTCGGCAGCAGGGAGACTGTACGAACGGATGTGTCACCATCAGACGGCCCCGATGGAGTGTCGCCGCCGGGCGAGGGTTTAATCTCCGGTGCGGTACCGCTGATGAAGGCGCTGGTTCGACCAACTGCGTTCAGAATAGCGGTTGCCAGGCGATCCGAAATAATGCCCCTGCGCGCCCATGAACTGAAATGTGTCGGGCGATTTGACGATACCCAATTACCATTACTACGGGATTGCGCGCCGTAATAACCTGCATCAGCAATATCCGGGTCTTCTGCCGGTAAGTTGGTGGGCGTGTTGTTGCCGTTACCGTCGGTCATGAACGGCACAAAGAAAACGTTGTCGCTCTCCCTGTTTTTGTACGCGCCGTAGACGGAGTCATACTGTGTGCCGTATGTGTTTTTCCAGTAATACGTCGTGTCGCCACAAATCCACGGTACAACTGCAGCACTGCCGCCATGGCACTGCGCGTTAAATCCGGAAAGGTCAGTACGGAACTGCTTCAGCATGGCCGTGAACAGGTCCGGTTGCTGTGCGTAGGTGGCAGCGCTCATGTCAAATTCGCCCTGCATCCAGCACACCGCCAGCAACACATTTTTCGGGTTCTTCTGTAATGCCGCTTTGGTGCGTGCGATCAGGTCCTGGTATAACGGTTTACCCACACCCCAGCGTGCCGAATCCTGGCTGGCCCCGTGTCCGCACTGAATGTCCCCTCCGCGCCCTGGGTGAATGCCGAACCACCACGACAGCATGGTACCAGCAGGATCCCCGCGTTATTCGGGATATACGGAAGCAGTTTTTTGGCAATATGTAAGCCCTGGCCGACACAGCCGTACTGCCCTTTGCTCAGGTCTGCCTTCGGATGATTCAGTGCGCTCATATCCTGAACATCATGCAGGCAGTGGTCTGCCGGAATGATGTCGTTAAATGCGCATGCTTTACCACCGGGAGTCACTGTGTTGCGACGGGCCAGTTGCTTAATGCGTGGGTGGGGCGCATCGTAAGAATCCGGCAGCGGCATTCCATCACCATATGACATGGCATTGGATTGACCAGCAAGTACCACCACGTAATACCACTCCGGCACGCTGCCGTGCTGGGGGGAATCAGGTGAGATGTCTGTAGTGCCATCGGCCACCATTGCCTGCATTAGATACCACGGGGTGCCGGGTTCGTAGGCAACCCGCGTCTCCCCCTGAAGATGCCACCCTTTCGCAAGATGTTCATTCACCTTTTGAGTCAGTTCAGCCTGTGTCATGGCTGTAATCAGTGCAAAGTTCTTACTGGTCATTGTGTTACTCCCGTCTGGTGTGTCAGTTCGGCTATTCTCTTATCCAGTTCAGCAATGGCCCGTTTATCCGCGTTACAGGTTTCCAGTGCATCCAGAAGGCGGTCGCCCCATATTCCGAGGTTTCCCCATGTGGGTGGGTCAGGGAAGGGGGGGGGCGTTACCGGCATGGTCAGCGTCTGCGGTATAAGCCGGACTGACGGCGCTGGCCCTGGCGCGTTCTGCGTGCCTGCGCAACCTGTCAGTAAAACGAGCGTCAGGCAAAGCGTGGGCGCATTCATCTTTTGCAATATCGTTGCGTAGCTGTTCACGTCTTACCTCTCCGTCCTGATTGCGTTGCTGATTTTCCGCGCGGAGCTGAGCCAGCACCTGCTGCATATCCTGTACCCCGGCGCTGATGATATTCAGTGTGTCGACGGTACTTTTCAGGGTGCTGGCCTGCGCTTCGTTTCTGGCGTTCTCCCGGCCCAGCGACCACGACAGACGCATGGATGTTCCCCATGCGGCAATCAGAAGGAAAGCGACGCCAAGCGTGGGCCAGAGCTTCATGCCGGATAGGCTCCGTGTGGTAACTGAAAATGCGGTCCGTCTTTCAGGGGCTTCCAGTCGCCGCCCCATTCCACCGGAATATTCAGTTCCTGGCTGGCCTGTCTGAATGCTGCTGCGATTTTTTCGTACAGCGGCCATTCCCATGACACCTGGTTGCCGACATAAGCCACAACATCCACGGCATGCCCTGTGAGATGGCGACTGTTCATGGTCTGGCTCTTGCCTGTGGTCACGAGCTGCTTCTGACGATAACGACTGCGCAATCCTTCGGTGATACCAAAATCCACTTCCGAAATTTCCAGTGCCCGTCGGGTCACTTTCACCAGATCAGGATTTACGCCCTGCAAATTCTTTTCGCTCCGGCTGCTGAATTTAAATGTGTTGCTCATTCGTCCTTCTCCTTCACCCTGCGATTAAAGGCCGCAATAACCTTGTCGCGTACTTTCTCTGCCCCCATAAAACCGATTGATGCGCCGATAAACGTTACGGCATCTTCAGGAAACCCGAAGAAGCGCAACGACCCGGCCACGGCCATGGCAAGAACGCCGCACGCCAGCGATCCCGTTACGGTCTGAACCAGTGTTCGTCCGTCATAAAGACTCATCAGCGCGGAAATGCTGACCGCCGCGCCTACTGCATAAACCGTTGGCAGGTGGTCAAAGAGCCACGCAATAACCTGCTCTGTGATCCCTGTTTGAATGGTGCTCACTGCTACTCCCCCCACAACTGAATCATTTCTCGTTTCTTCTTCTCCGGCTCCGGCATCTCCACTTCCTGCCCGGCGTCCAGAAATACCTGCTGACAGAGTCCGGGGTTGGCATCCAGCACCTTTTCGGTGACGCCCTGCGTCGTGCCGTAGTACCGGAAACAGAGCGAATCCACGGTGTCGTCTTCCAGTGCCTTCACTTTCATCAGCACAACTCCGCAAAGATTCGCGGGCGGCACAGAATGTCAGAGATGGCCCAGCTCACATCACGCCACAAATCCGATGTCTGTATATCCAGTGCGTCCGCCCGGCGATCGCCCTTGTCCGTTGTGTCCGCATCGCGGTAACGCTCCAGAATCAGGGCACGTGTGGCGGTATAAACAGCATTGCGCCAGTGCCAGAGATTGACGCTTTCTCCGTTAATTACGGGTGCCGGAACATCGGCCAGCGTCTGATGGCCAGCCGCCTGCTGTTCCTGCTGCCACGCTTCCAGTTCGCGGGTAACGTGAGCCACGGCCCCAGTGGCGGTATGCAGCAGGCGGGAGGTGGTCACGCGGCCCGGCAGTCGTACCGCCAGACGCAGCTCGCGCAGCACAATATCCGGCCAGAATGCACCTGCTGAAATGCGAGTGTCGCCATCATCGGTATCGGTGATGTCGTCCTCTGCGGGTCCTGGTTCAGTTCTGGCAACCATACTCATGGAGTTCACTCCTGAAAAAAAATCGGGCGGTGGGTGCGCGGTGTAAACGGTCACGGAGTCAAACCGGAACACCGCGCACGCCGCCCGCTGACGGGGTCAGTCGTTAACCGCGCTTCGCCTTCTGCGACGCGGTGATTTTTCGTGTTGCAGGCTTCTGCGTTGTCTTTTTACTTTTGCTGCTTTCGTCCTGCGTCTGCTGTGCGCTGGCGTCTTCTGGTGCGGCTGCGGAATCGGCTTTTTTCAGGGCGCGGGAAAGGGTTGCAATCTCGCGTTTCACACCTGCGTTCGGGTTCAGGTGCATCGCTTCGCGCAGCAGCTTCAGTGATGAGGCCATGTTGTCTGCATCGGTCAGGCCACGACGGGCAAAGGCACACGCCTTGCATAATTTGGCGCGCACTTCGTCCGGCATGTCCTGGTTGGCGACAATTTCCCAAAGTGTGTCCAGTGGTTCGATAAAGGCGGATAAATCCGCGTCGGCATCCGTCCCGGCCTGCGTCAGTACCGGGTTGCAGATTTCTTCGGTCAGTACCGTGGCAGCAGTACGGCCAAAGTTATCCGGCATGATGAGGTTGTGACGGACCACATATGCACCAATACGCAGCGCCAGCGGAAGATCGCCGCAGTCAATCGCCCACACCATCAGCGTGGCAATCACTTCATCCTGCTGCCCGCCGTCAGCTTCCAGCGTTCCCTCAATCCAGCCGGAAAAATCCGGCAACAACTCTTTTTTGATGGCGGCTTTCGCGCTTCTGGCCTGTACGCCCTTTAGCCTGGCCTGTGCCAGACGCAGACGATACAGCACCTCTTCATGCGCGGTACGCGCGGCGTGGTCCACACCTTCATTCGCCCGGCCTGCGCGCTGTGCCATCACGTTCTGCCAGTGTTGTTGTGCAGGAGTAATCATTTTTTCTCTCCGTTACAGGCGGGCATGATGCCCGCCGTGAGTTGATTAGCTGTCGGCGAACTTCAGGCCAGTGATCATCGCGCACTTGCCATAGTCTTCAACGACATAAGCGTCATTGATGGACTGGTAGGTGGCGATGCGGTTGTATTCCGGCTCGTCTTTCATCAGGCGACGCATTGAACCTTTCTGCCAGTAAATCGACAGGTTGTTGAACGAGGTGATAAGCATCGTTGCATCCGGGAAGAACGGCGCAAGGAACACGCCCAGCCCGCCAATGGTGCGCGATGACAGGATGAGCTGCCCGGCAAGTAATTCCGCATTGGGATTCTGGCCGCTGATGCTGTTCAGCACGGGCAGACGCAGCGAGTTAAACAGGTTGCGCCCCATAATCACCGCGAGGTCGTCAGCTTCCTTGTGCCATTCATCCAGCAGGGATGAGCGCGCATCCTGTACCAGAGCATCGGCATTCGCATACTTACCCGCGTGCGCCACAGTGTTGTCCATGTTGCGGGAGGTAAGCGTCACGTCATTCATTACGCGCTCGCTGGCATCGGTTCTGATGTGCTCCAGCCAGCCCACGTTAACGTCCTGAAGCAGCTTGTTGGTGTGAAAATCAGACTCGTAGGCGTGGGATGTGCCGTTAAAGCCAATCATGATGCGATCAAGCGCTACCTGCCGGGCGATCTGTGTACTGATACGGGACTGAAAATCGCTGTGGGCCGCCCAGGTATCAAGCTGTGGGTACGAAATAAAGGTATCGTAGTTCACCTGTTCGCACTGGTACTGACGAGACTTCATATCGATCACGTTATTCGGGTTACGGCGTTTGATGCCGTCATAACTGCTATTCGTGCGCGCAATTGGCCCGGTGGTGTCCAGGAGGATTTTTTCGCCTTTCTGGTCGGTCACGCCGATCACGTTAATTCTTTTCGTAAATTCGGTACTTTCCTTTGAGGCGTTTTCAAAACGCTGCTGCACCGCGGGTTCCACGGTAAATCGCGATACCAGTGCAGATACCGGGATATTGTTAAGCGACGCCTGCTGCGCCATATAGCAACCCAGCTTGTTGCGGGTAATATCTGACATCACCAGATTCATAAAAAATTTGCTCCTTTGTCTTATCAGAAGTCAGCCAGCTGGTCGGAGGCTGCGCCCGTTGCGGTGAAGCGGTTCTGCGGATCGCCGTCCTGCGTGCGCAGTTTTTCCTTCAGTGCTGTCAGCTCTGTGGTCAGTGACGTGATTTTCTGACGGTCCTGCTTATGGCGGGCTTCCAGCACATTAAAACGGTCGATAATGTCGGCCTGTGACGTTGCGACGCCTTCCACCGCTTCCTGAATACGGGAAAAACTGGCGTCATCCGCTTTGCGGCCACGGCCAATAATCCCCATTACGCGGTTAAACCACTGGGTGCCTTCTTCCTGGTGTTGTTCTGCCATTTCGATGATTTCAGACTCAATGGCTTCGGAGATAAGCGGCGCTTCACCCTGGATACTGTTGAACGTCATCACCGCCTGACGTTGCTGTGCCGTGAATTTCAGGCGCTCAGTGCCCAGGCTTGCCGGGGTGTCGGTCATCGCCAGCCCGACCAGATAGGCGCGCCCGTTAACGGAGAACTGCGGGTGCAGTTCGATACTGGAATAGATTTTCTTGCCGTCAGCGACAAGCTGCTTCATGCGCTCGGTCGGTTCGATTTCTGCATACAGCGCAGTACGTCCGGCCAGCGGGCCTTCCGTAATATCTTCCGTACTCAGCGCGGTGACATCGCCCATTGCGGAAAATTCGCTTGACGGGCATGGCGAGAGATAGTGCTCAACGTTCACGCGGGCAGCGTAAACATCCGGGTTGAAGTTCTCGGCGGCTTCACGCAGATGTACCGGGCTGATTTCGCGGCCATCAACAGTTGATCCGGAGACAGCCACGCGAAACTTTTTGCGGGATGTCTTTTTTTCATTAGCCATAGTTTTTGCCCCTCTGACTGGTTCTTCAGTCATGATGGCAAAGCGTAACAGGCTGATACAAATGGCTTTTGTTGTAAGAAAACGGCCAGAACAGGGGGTTAAGGAGAACGGTTTCGCGCGCGGGTAATCTTCCTGTAATTACTCAGGGGGAGCAATGATTCAGGACGCTTTTGTGCGCCAGCGTGCGCGGCAACTTTACTGGCAGGGTTATCCGCCCGCAGAAATATCACGTCTGATGGGAATAAACCCGAACACGATTTATGCGTGGAAAAAACGCGACCAGTGGGATGAAACGCCACCCGTGCAGCGTGTCACGCAGTCCATCGATGCGCGCCTCATCCAGCTTACTGAAAAACAGAATAAAACAGGCGGTGACTTTAAGGAAATAGACCTGCTGACCCGGCAGCTTAAAAAAATGCATGATGGCCAGCCGGATGCGACGGCCACAGGAAAGAAAGGCCGGGCGAAAAAACTCAAAAATCATTTCACGCCGGAACAGATTGCCGCACTGCGGGAAAAAATCATCAGCAGGCTGGAGTGGCATCAGCGGGGCTGGTTTGACTCCCTGACCCTTTGCAGGGAAGCCGGGATACGTAACAGGATGATCCTGAAATCCCGACAGATTGGCGCGACCTGGTATTTTGCACAGGAAGCACTGCTGATGGCGCTGCGTGACGATGTGGCGCAACCTTACCAGCGTAACCAGATTTTTTTGTCTGCGTCGCGTCGTCAGGCGTTCCAGTTTAAAAGCATTATTCAGAAGGCTGCGGCTGAAGTTGATGTGGAGCTGAAAGGGGGCGATAAAATCATCCTCTCCAACGGCGCAGAGCTGCATTTTCTCGGCACTTCTGCTGCGTCGGCGCAGTCCTATACGGGCAATTTTTATTTTGATGAATTTTTCTGGGTCAGTCGCTTTGCTGAACTGCGCAAGGTGGCTGGCGCTATGGCAACCCTCAGCGGATTGCGGCGCACCTACTTCTCCACGCCATCCACCGAAACGCACGAGGCATACGCCTACTGGAACGGCGACCGCTGGAACGAGAAAAAGGCCTCGCATAAACGCCAGCGTTTTTCTGTGGACTGGAAAACGCTGCATAACGGGCTTATCTGCCCTGACCGGACGTGGCGGCAAATTGTCACGCTGGAAGATGTGGTTAATCACGGCTGGAAACACACCGATATCGACGAAATTCGTGATGAAAACACCGAAGACGAGTTCCTCAATCTCTATATGTGTGAGTTTGTCCGCGAAGGGGAATCGGCATTTAACCTGAATATCCTGATTGGCTGCGGTGTTGACGGATACGACGACTGGAAAGACTGGAAACCTTTTGCTCCCCGCCCGATGGGGAATCGTCCGGTATGGATTGGGTATGACGCAAACGGCAGCAGTGGAAACGGCGACAGCGGCGCTGTGTCCGTGGTGGTTCCTCCGGCTGTTCCTGGCGGCCGTTTTCGAACGGTGGAGACGCGACGCGTTCAGGGGCTGGAGTTTGAAGAACAGGCCAGAGTCATTGAAGAGTTCACGTGTCGCTACAACGTGGAACACATCGGCATTGATGTGACAGGCGGGAACGGGGAGGCTGTTTATCAGATAGTGAAACGGTTTTTCCCTGCTGCTATTCCGTACACCTTCACGCTGTCATCAAAACGGTCGCTGGTACTGAAAATGCTGCAAATAATGCGTGCCGGGCGGTGGGAATACGATCGCGCCGAACGCGAGCTGGTCGCAGCCTTTAACGCCGTGCGTAAGGTGAAAACACCGGGCGGCTTTATCACTTACGAAACGGACCGCGCGAGGGGGATCAGCCACGGCGACCTTGCGTGGGCAACCATGCTTGCTGTCATTAACGAACCAATTGGCGGCGAAGGAGAAAACGAGCGTTTCACGGTTATGGAGTTCTGATGAGCAGAAAAAATAAAAAAGTGCGCATGAGTTCACGCATTGATCTCGCTGATGCGCTCAGGAAAGAATCATCGCTCAGTGCATTCACATTTGATGGTCCTTATCGCCTGACCGGGCATGACCTGCTGGACAATATGTACTGTGCTGATAACGGGCGGTGGTATGAAACCCCGGTGGACTGGTACGGTCTGGCAAGAGCAGCCCGGCAAACGTCCTGGCATCAGTCTGCGCTTTACTTTAAGCGCAATGTATTACTCGGTTGCTACATCCCGCACCCGCTGCTTTCCCGGCAGGATTTCTCGGCGCTGGCGCTGGACTGGTTTGTGTTCGGTAACGCATTCCTTGAGCTTCGAAGCAATATGCTCGGCGAACCGCTTAAATTACGGCACGCCCTGGCGAAATACATGCGACGCGGAAGCGATCTTGAATCATGGTGGTATGTGCAGGATGGCAAGGACGCGTTTCAGTTTCGTCCTGGCAAAGTGTGCCACCTGATGAATCCGGATATTAACCAGGAAATCTACGGCATGCCGGAATATCTTGGCGCATTACTCTCGGCCAGCCTTTCTCATTCGGCGGACATGTTCAGAAAACTGTACTACGACAACGGATCCCACGCCGGGTGCATTATCTACATCGGTGCAGCGCAGGTAAACCGCGAAAGCATGGACTCCCTGAAAGAAACGCTACAGGGGGCACGTGGTGGTGGTGCGTTTAAAAACGTGCTCATTCATGCGCCCAACGGGGGCAAAGAGGGGGTGCAAATTTTGCCGTTCCAGCAGATCACCGCAAAAGATGAATTCATGAATGTTAAGGCGGCATCCCGTGATGATGTGCTGGCTGCGCACCGCGTTCCGCCGCAACTGATGGGGGCGATGCCGGGCGAAAAAAGTGCGTTTGGCGATGTGGAGAAGGCAGCGCGGGTTTACGCAATTAACGAGCTGATGCCCGTCATGGAGGCTATGAAGCACATCAATGACTGGCTTGGCGAAGAGGTGATCCGTTTTAACTCTTATGCTCTTCTTGATGAAAAAACAGCCCCGTGATGGGGCTGTCCTTTTTACCAGAGTTGAACCATTTTCTGGGTGCCGTCAGGCTTGAGATTATCAATTTCAGAGAGAACGTAATATTGAATGGCTTCACAAACGGTGGTGTAGGGTGAATTACCTTCTTTAAGTGGCACGATATTATTATTAACGCGAACCTGTATTTCATCGTTATACATTGCGATCGAAACAGGCGTGTGCACGAACGCGACTTCGCCAGGTGTGTCGTCAACCACCGTTTCAATACTAAAAGTCAGTTTTCGCTCATCATTGCTGCCCCGTGCTTTGGGGGTAGCGGCAGGGATCTGGGATAAAGGCATTCTGCGAAATCCTTCGGCTGCTTCCAGTCCGCATGAAACGTAATGCTGGCGATTACCGTCGCTATCTGTCCAGGTCTGTGATGGCAGCTCCAGCGAGATTTCATAAGCATCAACAATGCCCTGGGCAAGGCGTACAAGCGGGGTCAGATCTTCATTGCGGCGAAAGCTCTCCTTTACCTGCTCCCGTTTTTCTCTTAACTGCTTGTAATTAATGACCATAAGACAGCCTCCATTGATTTCTTTGCTCGTATTTTGCACTTATGAAGTATGGTCGGCAAGGTGCCGTATCGCTGACGCGCTTCGCTTGTCTGCTGCTTCGCCGGGGCATAAAAAATTTATGCCCCGGCTCTCCAGCTCCTGTATCAATCAGATAATTTCACGACGCCTTCCAGTTTATCGCCACCATCGACGGTCAGACTCTTACGCAATTCCACCGCGTTGACTGTATGTTCTCGCTGCCTCAGTGCGATTTTGACGGCCTTACCTTTCACCCCATCAAATCAAAAGCCCTCACGCCTTTTTCATGCTCAGCGTGAGAAATATGGCCATTCTGTTGTGTCTCTGCGACATCGTTCAGGGAATGCTGTTTACCCCCTGAAACGCGGGCTGTTCCCCCGTCACCTGCGCGCAGGAAAAACGCGTTTTTTGTGCACGCACGGATCCTTGACGGATCCAGCCGCCATGCGGGCCGGAAGGGCAAAAAGTCGTTCAAAAAAATTGTGCAAATTTGTGCACTTTTGTGCAAAGAAATGCCCCTCAAATTGAGGGGCATTATGTCTTGAAGGATTACGAACGAATAGGAATTGATGTTTGCGGTTGAATTGGCACGAGCACCTGATTATAAGTACGTAAAATTTCGTTATACAGGTCTTGGTGCTTTGATGCCTTAATGGTAATTATAAGAGCATACTTGATTTTTTCTGCCTTATGGCTGGCTATGCTTGCACCGGCCTCACGAGCGTTATAATGAATGTCAAATACAGGATTTTTTAGAGTTGAACCTAGCATGTTCTTCGAATTATGTAAGACGGTCTCCCATTTGCCCATGTCAGAACGTCGCTCACTTTCAGTTGAATATTTGGCCAGTTCAAAGAATCCCTTGGTTTCAGCATTTTGTTTTCCGTCTTTGATTTTTGAATCATTTGGCCGGAATGTCACTTCCAAACCAGCTTTTGTATAGGAAGCTGGGTCTTGTGGATCAGTGGTTGTTGCATAACAGAAAGTTGCCGCTAAGTTTATTCTACCTTTCAAGCCACCTTCAGGTATTGGAAGAGAAGCGCGTAAGTATTTTCCTGGTTTCAATTCACCTTGGTAGACGATACGGGCAACACCATCAGGGCTGACTATAATGTCGTTCAAGTCTTCAGGCAGTTTTCCCCAGCCAACTTCTGTACAAGGATGATCAAGCTGTTTTGACGCATGAATTAACAAAGCTTTGATTGCTAGTAGGCTCAAATCGTTCCCTAAAATTGCCCGAACACCAACAGCTGCTCGTAAGGCGTAAGGAGAGGCAAAGCTTGTTCCTAGCTGGGGTATGATTACAGGCTTCTTACCTTTACCTAAAACATGAAAGTACTCGTCTGTGTCACCACCAAACGCAACTAAATCCGGTTTCATCACGCCAGGACTTCTGCCTGGCCCAATGGCGCTATATGGTGCTCGTTTCCATTCCGTATCATTAACTGTATCACAAGCACCAACAGCAAGAGCATTAACGCAATCGGCTGGTACTTGAATTCTTGCATTACCAGACTTGCGATCCATTTCTCCATTGTTGCCAACAGCAACAGTCATTAATGTTTCACCATCACTTAACAAATCATCAATAACGGAAGTCCATGCATGAACTTCCGTATCTTCAATTGGTAGGTCTGGACCTAAACTTAGATTGATAAACTGATACTGGCGAGACAACAATACCTCTTCAATAAAGCCCAAAGTTCGATATAGTTCCAGCGGATCTTCTTGGCAGGTCTTGTTGTCCAAAACTCTTAAGTTATCAATATAAGAGTATGGTCTTTTCGCTTCCGATTTATTACTTATTGGTCCAAATAAAAAGGCTGAAGACACAGCTAAACCATGCTCTAAACCGTCTGGATCATCCTCTGCATGATCGTCCAAAACTCTATAGGATTTTAACCATGGCGATATAGCGTGCTCTGATGGTAAACCACCATCAAGAATCGCAACTTTTATTTCTGAAGATACGGGGCCCTCAGCAGGTAATTTACACTGAGCTAAAGGACCGTAGTTCCTTTGTATTGGTCTAATCCCACGCAATCTTGGAACCGGTCTTATTACTCGTACAAATGTAAATTTCGCAAGCTTACTAATAGTAATTCTATCGGCCTGGATTGGCACGAACCATAATGTACCAGCGGTAAAAGCTAATGAAGTATGTACTTTGATGTTCAAATTTGATGCAAACTGAACAAATTGTTGCTGAACCAAGTCTTGTTCATTATCTGGCAGTAAATGAACACCAACCTCAAAATACGAAGAATCCTGCTCACCAATGGTAATAATACGCTCTTCGGGTAAATAGGCATCGAACCGTTCTATGCGTGCAAAATCAATCGCTTCGTCAGAAAACTCTTTGAGTTCTGACACCCAATGAGGTAACTCTTTGAAGGATTCTCTTTTACCAGCAACAAACATTTGTGTCGTAGTTACTTCTGACACAGTAACTTTTCGCTTCCAGCTTTGAGGCGTAATTTTTACCGTCCTGCTGCCAATAGACGTTAACCCGGTAGACTTAAGCATTTTTGCAGGAAAAAAAGAGCGTGCAATATAGCTTGGATTCAACGTCAACTTAGCCACAGCATAATCATAAGGACATGCCTGACTGGGTAAATCATCAAAATTTTCTATAGTAGATGCAATTTGCGGCAATAAACGTTGTTTCGATTCGTAAAGAGAATAAACCTCAGCTTTTCCGGGCACTCTTTTAGGACCAGGAATATCGCTGGTTAATAATTCGCCGCGTCCAATCAGAAAATTAGTTTTCGCCATACATACTCCTTATCTATGCTGTATTACATTTTTTGACTGTATTTTCTAATTGTATCCCTACTGACTCCGGTTAAGTCTGATATGGCATGCTGGGATAATTTAGAATTTCTTTTTAGAGTAACTGCAATTTCTTTACGTTCATTCCTGTCTAATTCTGATAAACCATCTTTAATGAACGACCCAATCAACTCTTCATCTGAGGAAATACCTAAAGCGACCGAACGTCGGAATTTGTTGATAGAACGCTCAATATTACTAAAAGATTCATTTTTGAACATAATAGCCAGTAGATCTATCCAACGTGCAAAAATCGCGTAGTCGGGACCCGAAAAGCGTTTAATTGCTTCTTTAATACTTTCGCTATCTGGCTTCTCAAAATTGAGCACTAAATCAAAACGTCTCCATAGTGCTGGATCAATCAACTCAGCGAAGTTAGTTGCAGCAAGTAGCAAACTAGAAGACGGCCATTCGTCAACCTCCTGGAGTATCACGGTAACAAGTCTTTTTAATTCTCCAACATCAGAATCATCACTTCTCTTTTTGGCGATTGAATCAATTTCATCTAACAGAAGAACGCACGGCCCTTTCTTCGCAAAATCTAGAGCTGCCCGAAGGTTATTTCCGCTTTTGCCCAGATAGCTGCTCATTACTGCCGTTAAATCAAGAACGTAAAAAGGAACCCCTAATTTCTGAGCTAACCAGCTTGCCGTAAGTGTTTTACCTACACCCGGAGGGCCAACAAAAATGGCAGAGCGTGTTGGTTGTAAGCCGAGAGTCTTGAGGCGATCGATGTGCTTCCGCTCAAGAATAATTTGATCCAGTGAGTCTTCTATCTGACTGGACAGTAGAGGTTTGCTCACAATCTTTTCATTTGGTGCTTTAAGCAAGGTAAGCCTTGACTCCTCGTCCACAGGCATGGTTTGAGGCAGCGCTTGTTTTGGTGCGGTAACCTTACGCAGGCTTTGTGCAGGCTTTTGCGGTTTATTTCGTAGATAAAGATCAAGCTGCTCGGATAGAGCAGGCATAGTTTCCCGATATTTACGCACCAAGCGAGCGACATATAACCGAACGTCATCATACTGTTCAGTTATTACCAGTCTAACTAGTTGGGCTAAATCTGACTGAATACCACCTAAGTCGCCCATCTTAACTGTAACCTCTTGATTTTAAGTGAATTGAAAAAGCATTTAACTGGACTATTTATAGTATTGCACTTTTTTATCAAACAGGGAAGAGGAATACTATATGAAATTACAGTGTGCCCCATGGAACGTCCTTACCATGTCTAAACTCTACCTTCATACAATTGATGATTTCTTTCTTGGTTATTTTTTCTTCTCGCTATTGCCTTTGTCCTGCAACAGACCCGCCTTGTGACGTGCGCGTTCAGTGGTTTCATTGATTCTCTGTGCGTGCTCTGCGTCACGGATGACGCGCAGCATGTCAGAAAGCACGGTAACGGGGGTTTTCATGGTGTTCTGGTCCTGCTGAAGTGTGGATACCATGCGTGCGGCGGCTTCGGGGTCTGATGCCCCCAGCTGTTCCAGATAGCTGGCGACCGGGTTATGGCGGATCTCCGTGCTGCTTACGCCGTGATTACGGCTCAGGCGCTGCCAGAGCTGCGTGATTCGGCTGTCCGGGCGGGTATCCGGTTTGCGTACAATTTCAAATCCCTGCGGTGCAATGATGCTGCCGTCAACGTACAGGCTGCCGCCCCGTAACAGGTGCTGCATCTGCTGTTCACCGATATGCAGGCCGAGAGATTCAGCAGATTCCCGCCATTCTTTAGCGAGTAATTCGTGGTTATCAGGCAAAGGCCGCTGCTGTTTGCGGCTCTGTGTCCAGCTCTGCATTTCATCACTGCTGTTTTTTGCCTGTTTGTCACGCAGCGAACGCATCAGCGCCCGGCGTTCTTGCCGTTTCAGTGAGCGCATCCATTCATCCACATCAACGCCGTCAGGAAGCTGCGGCCACGGTGCTGGCCGTTCTTCCGGCTGTTCTGTCCCGTTGTTGTCCGTTTCCTGTACACGGGGACAGTTATTGCCACGAGTCCAAGGGGCGGCAGGGCCGCCCTGAAGGTCAAAACCATTTTCGCGGGCGCTGTCTTCCGCTTCCGGTTTACGTCTTACCAGCTTCCAGTTATCCGGGTGCGTGCACACGCGGGAAGACTCCCCGATGAGCGGCGACCAGATCCCGTAAATCTGTACACTCTGCTCGCCGTAATCGTTCAGCTCATCTGCGAGGTCGTAGGCGGTGCGAATCAGGTAGTCTTTACGTGGAACAAGTACGCCGCCCTGTTTTTCAATGTAGGAGGCAAAACACCCGGCATCAGCGGCAGCGAGTACCGCATCCATTGCATCATCCTTCAGCCGTTGCGGGCCTTCCGGGTTGCGTGCCATCTGGCTGGCAAGGCGGCGGAGTTCACGCCATACCTGACGGGAGGGGATGCCAAAGAACTGGAACTGGCGGACCCGATGAAGACGCGCCCAGCCAATGGCGCGCTCCACGCTCTCGGCCATTGATTTTTCGGTTTCGTGGTCAACGCGTGGCTTGCCCGTTTTCGGGTCGATGCCATCTACGGCGCGGCTGTCCAGGTTTTTTCCGATGTAGGTCGCGATATAGCTGGTTGGTGTGCCTTTTGAGCCGTCGACATACTCCGCCTTAAAGCGCGGAGTAATATCATCGCCCAGTTCGTGACGATCTTCCTGAATGGCAATATCGCGGGTGATGGCCACGATGCTGTCGATTTCTTCCGGATGAGCAAAGACCATCATATGCCAGTGCACGGTGCCGTCATGGTGAGGCTCCACCGTGCGGATGCCATACCAGCGCAGGCCGTCGCGGTTCAGTTTTTTGCGGACCGCCGCAAAAAACGTGTTAACCAGGTAATCGCTGGAGTCGCGCATGGTGGCCCCGTTCCATTTGGGGTTCGGATGACCGTTCTCCGTTGTTGCGTGGTATTTTGACGGGCAGGTGACAGTCAGAAACACCGCTTTGTCACCACGGGCTTCGGCCAGAAGTTCCAGCCCCTTCATGGTGGCCATCATTTCTGCCTTACGGTGAACCGGGTTACTTACTCCCGCGTAATACACTGTCTCGAGATCAATCGTGAACCCGTCTTCATTTTCCAGCATGAAACTTTTCAGGAAATCGCGTGTTTTCTCGCGCTGTGCGCGAAACTCGCTTAACGCGTCCTGGCTCAGATAGGGCGATGTTTTTCTGGAAACCAGACAGGCGGCGCGGAGTTGTTCTTCTCTCCACTCGCAACGTAACAGCCACAGTTTGCGTTTCCACCATTCTGCACAGGTCAGGCGAAGGATTGCGCCCGGCAGCAGCTCCGTGTCCGGTTCGTTCCTCCGGTCTTTGTCTGTTGTCAGTGCGTCATAATGTGGAGGCATGGCGTGCAGGTGTAACGCCATGCGGGCCAGCATCTGATACGCCTTCAGCGTTACATCCATGGTCAGTTCGCCATCGGTCGCGCCAAAGCCATCGCAGAGTTTTTCGAAGGTGCTGCTGAACATCGCCGCCGTCATGGTGGCCAGTGTCTGTATCTGGTGTTTGTTGAGCTGCGGCAGGTAAAGCAAATCGTCCAGGCGTTCGCGTCCGGCAAGGGAGCGATAACCCTGTGTCAGCCAGCGGTGATCGGTGCGCTCCAGACGTTCGAATATTTTGCGCAGGTTTCCGCGCGCGTAGCGTTCAGCCTGCCAGCTCTTTTTGCCTTTCTGACGATCGGCTTCCTGTTTTTTGCGCAGGAAGGAGAGGTGGCGAATAAGCGGATCGCGCAGATAGGACGGCAGCAGGCGCAGCGAGGCCATGGCTTCATCCACCGCGCCGCGTGCCTGTTTTCTGGCATCTCCTGCCAGTGTGATGGTTTTGTCCTGTTTTTCCTGTGCGTCCAGGCTTTTATTAATCAGGTTGCCCAGCGGCGTTGCGGAGAACGCCGCATCAGCCATTTCCTGGCGGCGCTCGTTCTCTACCCGGTAGGCATCCAGCCAGGAGGAAAGCGCGGATTCAGGAGCGGGGATCCCCGTTCCTTCACGCCCCACTGCGTGGCGCGGTTGTTGCCAGTCCCTGATGTACTCTGCCGTCATAGTGATTTACTTCGTCATGCCATTCAGGGTGTCGCGGCAGACTGTAGCCAGCCGCTGAATTTCCAGCACGGTGTCTTCTGTGTCGGCATGGCGATGTGTGATGCGGATGCTGTCGGCAATCACATCGACGATTGCAGAGGATGGGCGCTGGTAAATGCCAATAACGGACGGGGTGCCACCTTCAATGCGGTAAAGCCTGTAATTTCCCTCGTGGCTGTCAATCATGTAGCGACCATCAATAACAATCTTTCCGTCAGCGAGCTGCGGTACAGGCAGGGATTTCAGGTACATGTCATAACGATCACGCACGCAAGCGGCAAGATCACGTTCTGTGTTGAGCAGGTATTCAAGAAAGTCGTTGGCGAGAATCATTGCGGCAATCCTCTTGTTACAGATGTGCGAAGGCCTCCCGCCGCAAGGTGCAGGAAAGGCCCGGAACAGGAATTAATGGAGTTTGTTTTGCTGCCGGATGAGCTGCTGAAGCCCGACGTGGTTTCCGGCAGTTGGAGGTGCTCATGCTCTGATTTCCCTCAGTAGCTGGTTGAACATCTGGGTTAGTGGGTTGCTACACCCAAACGGCATCGGGTTTACCTGATAAGAAAAGCGACCGCCTGTTTTGCGCTCTTTTCTTATGACTGAACCGCTGCGCCAGAGACGGCGTAGCTCCGCATTAATGGTTGTGGTTGGTGTATTCAGTGCTGCGGCGATTTCTCCACCGCTACAACCCGGATTGGCAGCGATGTAGTCCAGAATGATCATCTGCGTGACTCCTGTACCTGTCTGATAAGATTTACCTGCACCACGTTGGTGGCGCAGAAGTAAGTGCCGTCAGTGAGATAGATGTGATGTGCATCCTTTTCTGAACGGTGTTTGTCGATTGTGGTAATCAGGCGTTCGTCAACTTCGTATTCACGTCCTCTGGAGGTGAAACGAACGACAGGAAAATGCTTAATTGCCATTACGCCTCCTTGGCGTGTGCGAATACCTCCGCGAATGCGGATTGTTTTCACATTTTCTTATTTAACCTGGGGTCTTATTTGCGCGGTTATTCTTCAGTGAAAAAGCGTTCAATCTTTTTTACTGAATTAATAATTCGCATAATCCCAATGGCGCAGACCACCGAAATAATCAGAACAAGCCATGAGATAAATATACTCATGCGATATTTCCCAGCTTATACGGTTCAATATGTTCCCCGCATTCTGCGGCACAGATCAGCTCGGAAAGTTCGTTAAGTGCATCCAGATCATCAGCGTAAAAAGCCACGTCATACAGACTTCGGATTGCTCTGGTCAATGAGTCACGGGCCGCACGTTCAGCATGAGCGCCTGATGCACTTAAGCGAAAATAAAAACACTCAAGTGCTTTGTTAATGAGAGTTTTATATTCTTTGCCCATCACAACGCCCTTTAATCTGCTTTCTGTATTTCAGCTTCTGAATCCATACAAATAATTTCGATATAGGGTTCATCGCCATTAACCTGGCGTGCCTTTTCAGCTTCGCTAATGATTTCTCGTACGGTCTGGTACGGAAGTTCCACAAGCAGTCGCGTGCCGTTCAGATAAACGTAAGTGGCTTCGTCGGCTCCGTTTTTACCCGCCGGAGTCACTCCGTCAATAGCGGATGCACGTAATAACAGTTCACCGCGAAAATCAATAAAACGGATAAATACACCTTGTGCATGGTCTTTGGTCATAAAGCACCTGTTATAAATCAGTCTGTTTAATAAAACTTTGCCCGCGAAGCAGACGATCAACCGTGCGAAGTGCTTCGTATAATGTGAAATCCTGCCCGAACTGATTGTCGCCACAGCTCAATGCAAAAATGCGGTTTCCGGTAAACGGATTGCGTGGGCATTTGTGGATCACGATTCCAGCTTTCTCAATCAGCCAGGTGTGCTCGCCGATTTGTTTTACTGGGTAGCTATCCGGCGTTGCGTGTGTATCACTCAGGCTGTAGCGGATGTTGCTGCGTGATGCACTGGTAGTGAAACGGTTAGCGTGGCGTTCTGTTCCGGTACGAAAATTACGGCGTTGCTTCAGCATAAAATGACACCTCGTTATTTTGTCATCTGCACGTATTTTTCTGCGCTCCTGATTGTTTTCAGGAAAAGAGCGAAGAGATTTACTGTGCGTCTTGAGTTCTTTTCATCTTGGTTGATGGGAATTGAACCTCTGTCAGCCTGTCTTTTCACTGTGTTAACAGCTTGGTTGGTACGCTTTGCGTAATCTTTCAGGCTTTCTTCAAGTACTGGTAACCCATGCTCATCGCGGTAGGGATAGAACGCTGCTAAACGCTCAAAGTCTGCCTGTTCGTGTGTGTTCAGGACTTTTGCCATGTGTGATAACCTGCGCTATCTGTGGTTGTTTGTGACTTGGTGTACTTATAAGTACACCTTGTGCGCAAGCTTAGTGTACTTATAGGAACACTGTCAATGCTTATCGGTGAAAAAATTAGAGTGATTCGTGAATCAGAGGATTTAACGCGCGAAGAATTTTGCGGCCTGATTGATGTGCCTATCGGCACTTTGCGTCGTTATGAAACGGGGCGGATTGAAAACATAGGGGGCGAAGTGCTTATCAAGATTGTTAATCACCCTCGCTTTTTTAAGTACATGAATTGGCTTATGACGGGAAAAACAAATGAGGCTGCTGGGCAGATCAGTCCCTCTCTCTCCCCTGATGGGCCAGAAAACACATCGTCTTCTCAAAAATCCCGCAAGACTGGTACACAGCCCGGCTAATCATGGAACGCTGGGGGCATGGTGGTCTTGTAACGCTGGGGTTTCACGAATGAGCATAAAATCAATTCCGGGAGGGTATCTTCTTGACATGCGCCCTGAGGGGCGTAAAGGCAAACGCATTCGCAAAAAATTTAAAACGAAATCGGATGCAGTTTTATATGAGCGGTGGGTGCTGGCGCAACAGCATAACAATGAGTGGAAAGGAAACTCTATTGATCGCCGTCCTCTGTCAGTGCTTATTGACTTGTGGTGGAAATACCACGGCCAGCTAATGAAGTCAGGGCATAACACGCGCCTTAAATTGCTGCGCTTGAGTGAAGCAATGGATGACCCGTGCGTGCATAAACTTAATACAACGATGCTCACCGAGCTACGTGTGTCCAGGATAGAGCAGGGGATACAGCCCAGCACCATAAATCGAGAGATTGGGGCGTTAAGCGCGATGTTTACCGCACTCATCTCATCCGGCCATTTTCTTAACGATAACCCCGTTCAAGGCCTTAAAGGAATGAAGGTTAACGAGCGCGAAATGGGATACCTGAGTAAGTCTGAATGTGTTCAGTTGCTGGATGCACTGGCTGAAAATCCCGATGAACGGCTGGCTGTCGAAATCCTTCTGTCGACCGGGGCGCGATGGGGCGAGGTAGCGGCACTGGAGCAGCGCCGTGTTCTTCATTGTCGAATCACTTTTTCAAAAACGAAGAACAGCAAAAACCGTACCGTTCCTATTTCTGAAAGCCTGTTTGAAAAGATCAAAAAACGGGGCGGGAAACTGGTGTTTCCGACGCTGGATTATTCATTGGTTCGCGATGTCATCAAAACGGTCGCACCTGATGTTCCTGACGGCCAGGCTGTTCATGCGCTGCGCCACACCTTCGCCAGTCATTTCATGATGAACGGCGGCAATATTCTGACCCTCCAGAAAATTTTGGGGCACGCAAAGATTCAGACAACGATGATTTATGCCCATCTTGCGCCGGATTACCTGCAGGATGCGGTGAGATTTAATCCCCTTGGAGATGCCTTATATGAAGCCTCTTAAATTTGATGATTTTCCATATGCAGACAGGTCTCTTAATGATAATGAACGTGGGCATTTGCAGGTTCTGCAACAGATTTCGCCCAAATTATTTATTCAATTCCTCAAAGATAGAGGAGCCAGAACCTCTTGTCTCTCGTGTGGGCGCCCAGATTTGTTTATTCCACATACGGTTGTTCACGGCACAGACCCTGAACTTGATGATTATGATGATTCAAATGATTGGGAATATGTCACTCCCATACACAAGGAGAACGAGCCCATTAACATCTACAATACTCGGTATGAAGTGTCATGTTCTTATTGCGGCTTCACATCCACATATACAGCCCACACAGTTGTTTGTTGGGCAAGAGACAAAGGATATATAGTTGAAGTGGTTTACTGAATTTGGCCACCTGAAC